GGGACCGCCGGCTGGAGCAGGGGCAGTATCCGTGCCCATATTGGCAGGATTAGCTGCGGGGTTTGCAGGTCCATTCACTTGCTGCATTGCTGGACCACCTTGTGGAGCAGCAGGTGCAGGAGTTGGTGCTGCGGGAGCAGCTACGGGTGCGGGAGCGGGTTTGCCAAAGATGCCAGGAAGGAAAGCCATGGGAATAACTCCTTTGGAGAGAGGTTAGAAATTAAAAGAACGTAGGCTGTGCAACGCCACGAGTTAGCGCCATCAACCCAGTCTGCAAATCAGTCGCACCAATGTTGATCCAACGCTGGTCAAGACCTTCAGTGGCACGGAGTTTAGCGACAAGGTCTCCGAGTTCCGCGCCTTTGGTCTTAATAGCGTTCATCAAATCAATTTCAGGCTGCGAAAGTTCGCGATAACCCTTAATCTGCCGATGTTGGTTGTCCATGAAATCACCTCTTAGGTTTGCTTGGAAGTTGCAAGAGCTGCAAGCAGCTCAGATTGAAGCTCTTCGTAAGCCTCCACAAAATTGCGAAGTCTTTCGTGAGCCAGGATTGCAGTCACCTGCTCTGCTGGATTGGCAGAATACGGCAACTTGCTTTCCACCAATGCACTTGCGTAGGCTTCAATTTTGTTTTGAAGATACGCAAGAAACAAAGGTGAAACTTGTTGAGCCATCTGAGTATCCTCAGGGCTCATGAGAAGCCGACAGAACTTGCTGCCGGCATCAAGTGTGATATTGTGGTTTTGCATTATGCTGGAGTTCCGCTAGGCGGAGCCATTTCAGGTGGCTGTTGGGCAGCCGCGGTTTGTTGGATGGTCTGCAAGAACTGTTGTTGCTGCTCAGGAGACCGCTTGAAGTCTTCAAGCCAGTAAGCACCTTGAAGTTTGGCCCAATACAAGAACATGCCCATAACATCATACTCCGTGCCAACTGCTGGAAGTGCCTGTGCAGTTTGCAGGAAGACTGTGAGAAGGTTGCTGTTGAGCATCTTCTCGGCTGGCAGTTGACCATCCGTCAACTTGAATTCCAGCATAGCTTTACGCAGTTCTACTGGGTCAACTGCGACTTCTTCTCGACGATCACGATTGAGAATGGTGCCCGCAGATTGGAACTGCAGCGTGTTTGCTTTGATGACTTCCTTCACAGGCGTCATGAACTGGTACTCAATCGCCAACGAGCAAAGCTGCTGACGAGAGTTGGAGTTATTCATCGTGGTCTCGAATTCCGTCTTGGTCTTGTTGCCTTTCTGGAATTGTCCACGATCTACCTTGTTCTGGCCCGTGGCTTGGTCAGCCATTGCAGAAATCATTTCTGACATCTGAATGTTCGTTCCACTGTTGTCTTCTCTGTAAGGAATCTGATAGATGGCACGTGCCATCGTGTTGTCATCCTTTGCGAGAGAAGCATTGCGCAGCGGAATGCGGCTGACAGAAGACACCGCGTCAATGTCCTTCTTGTCAATCAAACGAGGATTGTAGATGAGGCGGTCAAAGACCAGTCTGCGCTTGGATTCCAGCGAGATATTCCACAGCGCACTGGACATGTCTTGGAATGGCAGAGCATTATCCAGCATGGACTGCGTCTGATAACCAAGGCCATCTTCATACGGCTGCATGATGAACGCAGGCAGATAGTCATAGCCCACATTCATTTCTTCTGCGAAGATCACATGCTGCCAGTTCACGATGATGGCGTGATAGATCTTAACTTGGTTGCCACGGGCACCAAAGTCAGAGGGCAATGCACGGCAGTAGAAGTGCGTGAGCAGATAGTGGTCACGATAGGACAGTTTGCCCTGATTGGAGCCAGTGATTCCCATCCAGCGGCCCCAATTGCTGCCACCAAAGTCAACTTGGCTCAGATTCAGGTACTGGTTGATTTCTGGCGTGTAATAACTCGTGGCGCTGGTCTCATCTGCCGTATTGCCAGAGAAAGAAGACTGGAATGCTTCCGCGGCTGAGGTAGTTTTCTGGTTATCCAGCACCGAGAACAGCTTTTTCAGCTGCACACGGCTGATAATCTTGTTGTGCCCGAAGAATTCACCCTCAGTATGCAGGTCTGCCGGGGCAACTGTCATATCCATGAAGCAGTTGTACGGATCAATATGCTTGATGCAGTTGCCACCGTAAGAATACTCCCGCAGCGCAGCCAATCCAGCAGATGAGATGTTCGTGTCCGTGACTACGGTCTTCAGCGGCGTTTTTTCCCACGAAACAACTGCTGCACCGAAGTTGAATTTGAAGCCATCACGGAAAACCTTGAGCAATTCACGTGCCCAGCCGTAGCGAACAGACTGGTCACCAAGTGCAGTCTCGAATTGCAGTGCTTGTGACTGATTGGCAGGGTAAGACACCACGCCAAAGATGGGATACGACGTCAGATACACGCCTGCTTGGTATGCCACAGCAGATTCAATCTGCGGCATGATGATGGGCACAGTCATGTCTTGCAGTTTGCGAGAATCGCCAGACATGTTTGCACGCACAGCACGAATATGCTCTGCTGTGGTGTTGAGTTGCCGCTGATACGCGCGGTCACGATAGCGCAACAGGGCACGGAAATCAGACAGTGAACTGCCGCCACGATCTGCACAGTCAAGTGCGTAGTTCAGAAGCTCTTTGCGCTGCTGAAGATTGAGCGTATTGACCAGAGAAATGTTGGATGTTGCCATGGGTGGCTCCTTGGAAGGTTAAAACGGCAGGGAAAGAGAAGAACTGTGGGAGCTTTCCACGTGCTCAGCATCCACATCGAAGATGTTTTTCACGATCAGATGTGCATAATCTCGCATGAGTTCTTCTACATATCCAATGGGATCAATTATATCATCTGTGTTGTTGATTTTCAGCGGGTTCCAATCCATGATCTGCGCCAGAACTGTGCTTCGCACATCAGGATGCAAATAGATTTCGCCTGCAAGCAAACGGAGAAGTCCGCGCTTGATACGATTGTTCTTGGCTTGGCCCTTGGGACTGAGTTCTACGAACTCAAAACCGCTGATTCCTTCCTGCTCACAGTAGTATTCAAACCAATAGAGCAGAGTGGATTGATATGCTACGCCTTCGACAGCAATGAGTCTTGTGTTATTTTCTATACCTAGTCGAATAGCGTTTTTGATGGTATCCAGAGGAGAAAATGTGCCATGTAATAGCTTATTAAATATTGGTTTGCCATCACATACAGCGTAATGTGAGATAGTGCAGTCATCTGACGTCTTCTTCCCTGCTGATGGATCTATGATGATGAACGAACCTTCTGGATCTGCATCCTTGTAGTATTCAGGGAGTGCAGGAATGCGGGAGATATCAATGCCACTGGCGGCTGCGATATCTGTAGAGTTCAGAATTTCTGAGATAAAAATGTCTGCATGCCCCATCTCGGCATCAGACTGGTATTCACTGAGCAGTTCTTCAATGGGACGAAGCTCTTCCCAGAGTGAACTGCCGTCTGCAAGAATGCCACCGACAATGAAAGAAGTCCACTGCGTATTGTTCTTGAGTTTCTCCAGAATGCAATTCTGGGGGTACATGTTGCCGACGTAGATATAGGTACAGCCATCATTCGACCGTGCCTTCATCAGCGTGCCCAAAATCCACTTGAGCAGTTGATCACTAAGGTCTTTGTTCTCAGAAGTTTCACGCTTCTGTACGTCGTCCATGATGATAACGTCAGGACGCTTGTTCTTTCTGTTGATGCCTCGGACTGCTGTTCCTGCGCCAATGGCGCGCAGAATAATATCGCGTCCGCGGAAGCTGAAAACTTTAAGCGCCTGAGTGTCTACTTCTACGGTTGCTTGCCAGTTGCCGAACAGTTTGCGGATGTTGGGGCTTCCCAGTAGGTCGCAGATATCAGACAGCGTGTTGACTGCCAAGTCTTCTGAAGCGCCGACGATGAGAATGAATTGCTTGTGAGAAAAGAGAATGTACCACAGGCACAGCAGCTTGATGAACGTAGTCTTTGCAAAGCCGCGGGGAATGCCGATGGCATAGCGCTCTAGCTTCTTCGTGAAGCCTGTGAGAAGCGCAAAAAGTGTGAGGTAGAATGGAGGAAAGTTATAGGTGAATTCTTCTGGGGCAGCAAGCATGCCCAGAAAGTTCAGGTCTTGGCGTGTGAGTTCCGCAGCTTCCTGGGCACTGGTGCCAATCTCAGCAGTTTCAGATACGGAACTCATCAGTCTTTCAGCGCAAGGAACTGCTGGAGTGTTAGGCCTGTGCCTGTTGTGAGACTGCGATCAATGTATTGCCAAACGGCAGTTGCTAGACTTTGTGGGCTCAAAGCTTCTGCAGAAGTTGCCAGGCCAGTCATGTGACCAAGCGCGTAGGAAGGAGCAGATGCACTGAAACTCATTGTTGCGTTGCCAGTAAGGTTGGCAATGGCTCCAAGAGTTGGAGTGTTTGTGAAGAGACTGAAAGTTGCGAGGCCAGTGGTGCCGACAGTGGCACGCAGAACTGGGTTGTTTGTGAAGATGCTGAAAGTAGCAGTACCTGTCGTGCTTACGATCAGACCGCCTACCGCAGCAGCAGTGAATGTGAAGCTGGCAGTGCCAGCCGCGGACAGGCCTCGTGTTCCTGAGGCTTGCGCAGTTATGGAGATTTTAAGCGTACGGGAAGATATGCGACCTGCACGATATGGCAACACCCAAGCAGCGGGGGAAGTCAGGCCGCCGGGAATTCCTGCAAGCTGAGACGAAATGCCTTCACCTACAACGTGATTCCGCAGTTCTGATCTGCCCCACATTGCTCGCAAGCCAGTAACCCCACCGCCAATTTGACGGAGAGGGAGCTGTGCAAGAGTCGTGGTGTTTTGCTTGAGTGCCATCAGCCCCAACCAAATTCAACAGAGCCGTAGAAGTTGCTACTGGCTGCAGTAGCTGCTCCTGCAAAATAGAGCCAGGTCAGACATGCGCCATCCATAACACGCGGCAGGCTGGGGAGCTGATTCAGCATATCTCGTTCAGCAGCGACAGACGCAGTTGTCAGTGGCAATGTGAGCAGCGGACGTACAAGGCACAATGCACCAGTGCCAGTGTTGGCAGCAGAGAACGTCACACTTGCTACGTTTGACACTCCAGTGTCTCCCGAGGCCAGCGGCAGGAATGGGCCATAGTTGTTTGCTGCGGTGCCACTGTGGCTAATATGTCCCACAATTGCAGATGCCGTCATTGCCACCGTGACTGGGAGGCTGCGTCCAGATGTGGGCGCGCTGTTAGAGTAACTAAGGGCAATGTTTTGTGCCGTGGCACCTGCGGTGGTCCTCTGCACCCAGAACAGTCTGCACCCTGCACCATTCGTATACCGCAGACTTGGAGTGCCTGTTAGCGTTTGTGCAGAAGTGGTGTTATTTGAAATGCCTGGCCAATAGCCTTGCATGTCCACCAGCATGAGCTGTGCAGGTACACCTGTAGCCACAGCAGTCACAGCACTCACATTCAGAATGTGCTTCGTGTCTGTACTAACTGCCCCACCATGTGGAAGTCCAAAGATTCTGGAACCATTGCCTGTGGTTTCATCACAAGTTTTCCAGGCAAGAGCAGTACCTGTGAAATCATTGCCAACAGGATAGCCGTTGTTGTCGCTGAAATCATACCAGCGGCCAGCAGTAGCTACAAGTGCGGTGATCTTATTCCAATCCACTCGATTGAATTTACCGCTGGTGATTTTGTTCACCAGATCATCCATTGAACTGAAACTCATGATTTAACTCCAGATGAAATCGATAAAGCCAGTGATCGGCTGAGAGGCTGCAGCCAGTCCCCGCAGACAGAGGAACTGCAAGAATGCTCCAGGCAACACTTCAGGAAGACTTGCAGACTCTTTGATGAACACTTTTTCTGCAGCAGTGTAGCGTTCAAATGCTTGCAGATGAAATAGAGGTTTGCACAGCACAAGGACTGCAAAGCCACCTACGCCAGCATCTAACTTCACAGACTGCACACTGCGTATTCCACGATCCCCATTGACGAGAGGAATGAAAGGAGTGAGTGGTCCAATACCTGTGTTGACTGCTGCCTGCGAAATCAGCGCTCCGATGTTGGCAGAAGATAAAACGCCAAAAGATATCGTGCGTCCTGTGACTCCCGCTGAATTTGTGTATTCAATCGTACACGTGGCGTTAATACCGGCTCCTGGAGTTTGCATTACCAGGAATGCACGCACACCTTCTCCATCAGTGTAGCGTGTTAAGCTAGCAGTATTGCCCAGAAGCTGATCATCCGTGCTGTCTAGGTCTATGAGAGGATAAATACCTAGATAATCGGAGAACAAAAACTTAATAGGAGCCGCAGCTCCATTCACAGAGACTTGGGCAGCTGCTACGCGCTTGTTCTGTGCAGTTTCTGGCCCCTGGTAAATACTGGTGTTTTTCTCACCAATCAGCGCTTTGAACTCTAACGCATTTCCAATATATGCATTGTACCCTGGAATGCCAGACCCTACACTTCCGTCGCTCCAAGTGCCAGCAAGTGCAGTAGGCTGAGAAGTCTTATAAAAATGCTGTTGCCAGAACTTTCCGTCCTCAGCTTGAGACTTTGCAATCTCAGAAATACTACGGAAGTTCATCGTCACCCTCTACAGGTTCCCACTCTGCCTGGTCCACTGACCACTCTATTGCACCAGCTGGATGATCGAGACAGGGAAGGGGTTCCTCATCTATCAATTCCAGCGGTGCATAGCAGTGAGCACAGCGGTAGTGCATCTTAGTCAGCTTGTATGGCCAGATCGCCAGGAGCAAACTGCGGCTGAATGCCAGAAGACACATTCAGGGTGCTGCCCAGCGCGCCGGAAATCATCATGTTCACAGCGCCGCTGGCAGTATCCACGACTGCAAAATGCGTCAAAGCACTGCTGCCACCAGTACAAACTGGCAACTGCATCAGCACTGCATTGTTGAATGTGGACCCGTTGTCAGTCCATGCAGTTGACTTGGTGATGGCCAGCCGGGAATAGCCAGTGTATGTGGCTTCTGCTGCCAGGGATGCAGTCTCGCCAGGATCAGCAGTAAATGCTGCGAGATATTGCGTAGAACCTGCACGATAGGAAGGATCAGTTCCTTGCAGGAACATTTTCAGCGCAGCATTCTCAGTTGCGTTTGACAATGACATGAGTCAATCTCCAGAAGTGTATTGTTCAGACACCAGTCAGCGACTGGAATAAAGCATACGTCAGTGTAGCTCTATTTGTCCAGGCAGAAGTATAGTTCAATCCAGTGTTGTTGGAAAGATTTGCGTAACGCATCTCTCCAGTTGTTGGATTGAATCGTTGCACAAGCCAAGTGCCATCTGCTTTTACTTTGCCCAGATAGAGTGGCGTGCCGTCGGCAAAGTCATTCAGGTTGTAGCTTGCAACCGGCGAAGCACCTTCATCCGAAACCTGCAGCGCCCAAACACCAGAAGCTACCTGCTTTGCATTCAGCAGAACTGGGATTGGAGTTTCTTCAGGGACTGCAAGCAGCGGGTTTCCCATGATTAGCCTTTCAGCAGCTCAACAAGGCTCTGAATCACAGCGGACTGCTGCTGCATAGTTTGCAATGCTTGCTGCATGATTGCAGACTCTGGCCCTTCAGATTCATCTTCCATTTCTACGCCTTGCGCTTCCATTGCCATTTCTTGATATTCCGGCGTGACAAGGCCCATGGTTGTGACGTCTTCTTCAGAAGAATACATCCAAGGCCCGTTGAGTGCAGACATGTTGTGTCCTTTACAGCGAGATGTTGCCAGTAGGCAATGTAGGTGGCAATTCTGGTGGGCCGGCCGGTTCAATGCTGGGATTTGGCAAAGAACTGAGGTTCCAAGTTTGAGAGCTTTGGCTCCAGTCCCAAACTTTTCCTTCTACTGTGGTAGGCTGTACAGGACGAACTACCCAACCAGGTGGATACCACCAGATTGTTTCTTGTCCTTCTCCTGCAATAGGCGGTTCTGAGACTTCTATCCAGCCCTCAGTACCATCTGTTTGCGGTTTTGGGATTGAACCGTTTTTGCTGTAGAGCGTCATGCGTAGAACTCCGTTGGTGTCCATTTCCAATCCAGAGGACGCTCAGCCCACCCGCCGATTCCCGAACCCTTGATGTAGCCCGGAACTTCTTTTCTGCGCTTTTCCACAACCGCCAGCGCGGCAGGCAGACCTTGCTTGACAGTCGTTTCCTTGGGGATCGCCACCAAGTTGTGGTAAGCCTCACCATCCCAGAACGGACCGACATGCACAGTCTTTTCCTTGTTGCGGTCAATTTGGATGTCGGTGATGTGCCGCCCGTAGCCGTTGGCCTTCAGCCACTCGTCAGTGGGTTCTTTCGGGCCGTCGTAGACCCGCATACCAACCTCGTCATCCTCACCGACGTATTCAGTGGGGTAGTCGGTGTCGATGCACTTCTGATCGCGGTGTCGAATGAG